TTCCGGTGTTGGTGACAAAGCCGTCTATCGCTGGGGTCGGGCTGAACTTTCAGGTTTGCAACACGCAAGTATTCGCGTCGCTTTCGTTTTCGTTTGAAGAGTATTATCAGGCCGTTCGAAGGTCTTGGAGGTTTGGTCAAACGCGGCCGGTGAAGGTTCATATCATCGGCAGCGACGCGGATGCGAACATCGAAAAGAGCATCGCCCGAAAAGGTGCCGATCACGGTTTGATGCAAGCGTCGATGGCGGAAGTTGTGAGGCAGTTCGGACTTGGCAATCAAGCCGAGTTAATGAGGGTCGGTTTATCGGCGTCGGCGGTTCCGACGATTCCTAGTTTCTTAAAATCAAAGGCAGGTGTTTGAAATGGGTTGCATGAACGAACAACACGGAGCGGACTGGACGTTTTACAACGGCGATTGCGTTGACCTTATGCGGGACTTGCCAGATAACTCGATCGACTTTTGCATTCACTCGCCGCCGTTTTCGTCGCTGTACATCTACAGCGATTCAGAAAACGACATGGGCAACGCAGCGAACGATGAAGAGTTTTTCCGGCACTACGCTTTCGCGATCAAAGAGCTTTATCGGTTGACGGTTCCAGGCCGCCTCTGTGCGGTCCATTGCAAGGACTTACCGAGATATGCGAACGTCTACGGCACGACGGGGCTTATCGACTTTCCTGGGGCTTGTATTCAGGAATTTGAGGCCGCTGGTTGGGTCTTTCATTCGCGGGTAACAATCTGGAAATGCCCAGTTACAGAGCGAGAGCGGACCAACAATAACGGACTACTTCACAAGACCGTTAGGCGTGATACGTCGCAGGTGCGGCAAGGCATGGCGGATTACCTGATCGTTTTTCGCAAGCCGCCCAGCGAAGGAAGCGGGCTAATGTCCGACAAGCCTATCGTTAGGCCGAAGGGATTCTCCAGGTACATCGGCGAAGCCGGAAGCTCAAACGATAATCACCCGTCGCCGTTTTCACGCAAGAAAAACGCGGCCGATCCGTCGATCGATATTTGGCGAAGATACGCGGAGCCGGTTTGGTGGGACGTCAACCAAACAGACGTGTTAAACTTCAAACTGGCGACAACGGAAAACGATGAGAAGCACATTTGCCCGCTACAGCTTGGGTTGATAGAGCGTGCCGTTGACCTTTGGACGCTTCCAGGCGACGTTGTATTTTCGCCATTCGGTGGCGTTGGCAGCGAAGGTGTCGGGTCGCTTAGGTGCGGCCGAAAGTTTGTTGGCGTTGAGTTGAAAGAATCGTATTGGCAGCATGGTTGCAATTTTCTGCGATCACAAGAGGAGAAGAAAAACGTGCCGATGCTGCCGTTCGATGATGCGATCGAAGCCGACGACGTTTTTTAGTTGCGAACAGGTTGACAGATTGTTATAGTGTACGAAATCAGCCTTGGCCGGCTGACCAATCCAAGCCACCGCCCGGCGTTCTGTGGGAATCTCCACAAGCCGGCCAAGCTGCTGGGCGGTGGTTTTTTCAGGTCGAAAGATGGGAAGAATACGAACAATCAAGCCGGAGTTTTTCACCCATGAAGAACTCTTTGACCTGGAAGAAAAAGAAGGGCTTCCGGTCCGGCTGGCGTTCATTGGCTTGTGGACGATTTGCGATCGTGAAGGCCGGTTCAAATGGCGACCGCGATCGATCAAAGCACAGATCCTCCCATACGACAACGTCGATTTTTCACGCGTGCTTGACGCGTTGACCACGCGTGGTTTTGTCGTTCGCTACGCGTCGGAAGGCGTGGAATATGGCTATGTTCCTGGATTTTCACGGCATCAGGTCGTTAATTTCAAGGAAGCGCAGAGCACATTGCCGGAACCGCCAGAAACCAACGATTTTGTTAGTATTCCACGCGTGGTTGACGCGTGCCCCACGCGTGCCGAACGCGTGGCCTACGCGCCCAGTGGGGAAGGGAAGGGAAAGGAAGAGGAAAGGAAGGGAATAGGAAGGGAACAGGAACAGGAAGGGGAACGGGGAAAGAGCGAAGCGGCAGAGCCGCTAATCTCTGTCTCTCAAAAGCGAACGCGGCGTCCATCGGTTGCAATTGATCGACCCGAAGACATTTCCGAACACCACTGGCGAGACTGGACCGCGTTCCGACGCAAGCCGGTTACGGAATCAGTCCTGGTGAGGATCCGACGCGAAGCGGCTAAGGCTGGCATGTCTGCCGATGAGGCCATTCGAACCGCGGCCGAACGCCAATGGGAGGGCTTCCAGGCCGATTGGCTGAACAACGACCGAACAGCGTCGGAGCGTAAACCGTCGCAGCCTAAAACGTTTGCGCAGATCCGGGAGCAAAATACCAAAGATGTATTCAGACGATTCGAAGAATCTGGACAGCTCAAAGCTATTTTCGACGCTGTTAATGGGACTCCTCCAGTCCCACCAAGTGGAGGCGAGCGAGGCGATGCTACAGGTTTACTTCTTGGCCCTAGCTGACCTGACGCCGGAACAGATGCAAACGGCAGTACTTCGGGCGATCCGCGAATTACCGCGAATGCCCAAGCCGGCCGAGCTTCGGGAACTTGCCGGCGTCAATGTGGCCGAAGATACGAAAGCGGTAGAGGCTTGGAGCGACGTACAGCGGGCGGTTGCCATCGGGCCTTACAAGTGGATCGACTTTGGCGATCAGCGGATCAACGCGACGATTCGCAGCATGGGCGGCTGGCCGAACTTCCTTGAGTCGTTTAACGATTCCGAGAGTGAAAAGTGGGCACGGCACAACTTTTTAAAAGCCTACGCGGCGGTTGGCGACAGGCTATCGCCCGAATCGTGCCGACCGCTGATTGGGCTTGGCGAGAAAACTTGCGTGGGCGGCCGGATGGTCGACCCGGTTGTGCGGATCGAATGCGACAGCCCGGAGCGGCGGACCGCGATTGAGTGCAAGCAGCGGTTATCTATTGCTTGCCAAGCCGTAGACGAATCAATCGCGGCCCATCCAATTATGGGACCGGCGTGGCGTGAACGATATCCAGTAACTTTTCAAAAGGTGCCGACATGACCAACACAAAAGACGGATGGCTGGTCGTCGCCCTGAAGGCAGGCGAAGCGGTGCGGATCGGTCCCGACATTTCCGTCGCTGTTTGCCGATCAGGAAAAACACCACGGCTGGCAATCAAAGCACCGGAGGGCACTAGGATTTTACGGCAGGAACTAATCGACAGCGGGCGAGCGACTGAGCAAGATTTGACACAAGCAAGGCGAGAGGTGAAAGAATGAACCCGCGAACAAAAACAACATGGCAGCAGTGGATAGAAAAAGTCGAGGCCGCTTGGCCGGTGGCTGCGTCACAAATTGCGAGTATTTGCGACTGCGACGAACGCACGGCGGCACGCATTCGCGACTCGATCGCAGATCGTCGAGGCGAAGAGCCGCCTAAGCTCAAGAGCGGTGCCAAAAGGGTCGAGATAGACGAGCGAATTATCGAGCACATTGTAAAGAACTGGCCAATGTCAGCGGATGCGATCGCGAAGAGATTCGCACTAGGATCAACGCTATCGCGACGACACAGAGACGCGGCGATATCGCGTCACAATCTCGGAACCGACATTGGCCGCATCAAGGCGGCAAGGCATAACGAAATGCAGTTTGCCAAGTTGGACGCGATCAGAGCCGAAAGGGGCGACGACAATTTGCTTCGCGAAGATTTGCGTTATCTTTGCAACTGTAGCTGGGACACGATTACCAACTGGAAGCGAGCCCGCGGGCTACCGGTCAGAGTGCTCAAGCGCAAAGCACCGCCAAAGAAGGCGATGGCGAGCGTGTACGAGACGAGGAAAGCAAGAGAGCAAGCGGCCGAGCCGATCGTACAGCCTAAGCCGCAAGCCTACGCGCTAGGCCGCCGATTTCGAAACAAGCGATCAGGCGAGGTTGTGCCGGCGTTTTTTTGTGTGAGCGGTTCCGAGGTTAAGTTTTTCGAGGTGTCGCCGTGATTAAATTCGTCATCAACGCCCGACCGCAGCCGAAGGAGCGAAGCCGATCGACGAGGCGAGGGCATCACTACACGCCGCAGCGAACCGTCAACTTTGAGTTGACAGTTGCGGCAGAGTTTAGGGCACAACATCCGTTTCACGAGATCCTGACAGGGCCGGTTGGCATGTCGGTCGATATTCAGTTTAAGCGGCCGAAGACGGTCAAAAAAGGCTATTGGCACACCAGCCCGGGCGACGCCAGCAACATTGTCAAGGCGATCGAAGACGGCCTAAACCGCGTCGCTTGGGTCGATGATAGGCAGGTGGCGGACGTCTATGCAAAAAAGCACTGGGGCGACTGCAACAGCATCGTCGTCAGCATTTGGCCGCTAGAGGAATAATTCCAAAAAAATTGCCCGACTTGGTATTTACGGGGCTTGCGATTGTCGATACAACTAATGCGCGGACACAACACAACGCGAACAGGTGACACGATGAAAAACGAAATCTTAAACGTATTGCGAACGATTGGCAGTCAACCAACAAGC